ATCCCAAACCACATTGCTGATGCGTTCTTTGCCTCTGTTTATCCTACTATCTCATCTGGTAAAAACACCAAGGTAATCATCGTTTCTACCCCACATGGTATGAATCACTTCTACCGTATGTGGCATGATGCTGAGAGAAAGAAGAATGAATATATTCCAACCGCAGTTCATTGGTCTGAAGTTCCTGGAAGAAATGCAAAGTGGAAACAACAGACCATAGCGAACACATCAGAACAACAGTTTAAGGTTGAGTTCGAGTGCGAATTCTTAGGATCTGTAGATACTCTGATTGATGTTACCAAGCTAAGAAATCTAGTATATGATGATCCTATAAAGAGAAATAAAGGATTGGACATATATGAAAACCCGATAGAAGGTCATAATTATATGATGACCGTAGACGTTGCTAGAGGTATTGAGCACGACTACTCGGCATTTATTGTTTTTGATATTACAGAATTTCCGTATAGAGTCGTAGCAAAATATCGAAACAATGAAATAAAACCGATGCTATTCCCAAGCATCATAAAACAAGTTGCTGATGCATATAATCAATCTTGGGTATTAGTAGAAGTAAATGATATTGGCGATCAGGTAGGTTCGATCTTATATTTTGATCTTGAATATGAGAACATGCTTATGTGTGCCATGAGAGGGAGAGCTGGACAGGTTGTCGGTTCTGGATTCTCTGGTAAGAAATCTCAACTTGGTGTCAGGATGACATCTGCTGTTAAAAAGTTGGGTTGCTCTAACCTTAAGACACTTATTGAAGATGATAAGTTAGTCACTAGTGATTACGATATTATATCAGAACTTACAACTTTTGTGCAGAAGAGACAATCATTTGAAGCTGAAGAAGGTTGTAATGATGACTTGGCGATGTGCCTTGTTATTTTTTCTTGGTTAGTTGCACAGGATTACTTCAAAGAAATGACGGATAATGATGTCCGTAAGAGAATCTATGAAGAGCAGAAGAATCAGATTGAGCAAGATATGGCTCCATTTGGATTTATTCTCAATGGTGTGGATGATGAAGGATCATTTGTAGATAGTCAAGGTGATAGATGGCACACAGATGAATATGGTGACCAATCATATATGTGGGAATATAGATGATGGATTTTGATGAGCAGGTATCTTTAGAACACCTACTCTTCAAAGAGAGAAAATGTAGAACCTGTGGAAAAACCAAAGATCTTATCGATGGGTTTTACTTGACTAGAAAAGACAGAGGTGACGTTCCTTCATCATATTCTTATGAATGTAAAGATTGTACAATAGAAAGAATCACGAAATCAAGACGTAGAAATACCAGTTATAGGTGGGAATATCCAGATTGGTAATGTTCATGCACTGTTTCCCCAGTAGAAACATCCAAAAATCTAAATAAGTTTAGATTAATTTTGGACCCCATAGGAGAGAAAGATGCCGCTAAATTTAGCATCTCCTGGTATTGTCGTAAGGGAGGTTGACCTTACTCTAGGTAGAGTCGATCCCACTTCCGATAAAGTGGCTGCTGTTGTAGCACCATTCGCCCAGGGACCAGTAGAAGTTCCAACACTCGTTGAGAATGAATCTGATCTACTGGCAAATTTTGGTAAGTCATACAATACAGATAGGCATTATGAGCACTGGATGGTTGCTTCATCTTTCCTATCTTACGGTGGTTCACTCCGCGTAGTTAGAGCAGATAACACTGATCTCAAAAACGCATACGCTGGAGCTGCTACCACAGCACCAAAAATCAAGAGTTTAGATCATTATAACCAACTAGGTTATGATGATAACACCATCACCAATGTTACAGTAGCAGCAAGAAACCCAGGCACTTGGGGCAACGGAATCAAAGTTGCAGTTCTTGATGGACTTGCTGATCAGGTAATTACTGGTATTGCTACCGCATCAATTTCAGTTGGATTTGGCATTACTCAAACTGTACCTGATGGAACAGTAGTTGCTGGAGCTGGAACAACTTCACTTCTAGACGGATATTTCAAAGGTGTTGTAACCTCTGTAGGATCCAGTGAGATCACTGTTAAGTTTGTACAGCACGTTTCTGCTGCTGGAGTAATCACACAGAAAGATTATCAGGATAACGGAATCTACAGATTCGGCGCAACCACTGCAACCAACACCCAGATCATCAACAATAGTGGTGTTGGTGTTCATACAGTAGCAAATGGACTAACTCCTACAGATTGGTTCGATGCTCAAGAAATCACCCTAACTGGTGATAATATCAAGTGGAACCAACTTGCAACACGTCCTGGAACTTCTGCTTATGCAGAGGGAAGAGATTCAAGATTTGATGAAGTTCACGTTGTTGTCGTAGATGACGATGGTGATGTTACTGGAAATCCTGGAACAATTCTAGAGAAGCATCTAAATCTTTCTAAGGCAAAAGATGCAGCGTTTGCAAATGGATCTATCTCCTATTGGAGAGAATATATCAAGTCAACTTCTGGATATATCTTTGCTGGTGGAGAGCCTTCTGGATCTGTAGTTACTGACTTTAAGACTGGTAGTGCAGTAGGAAACGGATTCGTTAAGCAAACTGACGTTGATTGGGATCAGAACGCCAAAGGAATTGCGTTTGCTGGAAACGGTAACAATACTTATACCTTAGCAGGTGGTAAGGATTACGGCGGCAAAACTGATATCGAAACAACTGGTGCTCTATCTCCATCTGTATCAGATCTAAGTGCTGGTTATGAAACTCTAGAAAATCCCGACGAATATGACGTTGACTTCATTCTACAGGGTTCTGGAAATTACAACAAAGAATCTGCTCAAGCAATTGCGCTAAAAGCAATTGACGTTGCAGAAAGAAGAAAGGATGCAATCGCATTCATCTCACCATACAGAGGTGCAATCTTCAACGATAATGATACTGAAGCAGTAGTAAGAGCTTCAGAGACAATTACAGATAATGTAATTGGTCACTTTGCTTCAATCACATCAAGTTCTTTCGCAGTCTTTGATAGTGGTTATAAGTACACTTATGATCGCTTCTCTGATAAGTTCCGCTATGTTCCTCTAAACGGAGACGTTGCTGGTACCTGTGCTAGAACTGACATTAACGCATTCCCCTGGTTCTCCCCCGCTGGAACAACTAGAGGTGCGATTCTAAATGCAGTCAAACTACCATACAATCCATCTAAGACGCAAAGAGATCGTCTATATAGCAATAGAATCAATCCTGTAACCTTCATTCCTGGTTCTGGTATTGTTCTTTATGGTGACAAGACTGGTCTTGCTAAGTCTTCTGCATTCGACAGAATCAACGTTCGTAGATTGTTCCTCTATCTAGAGAAGGCAATCTCTGCAGTTGCTAGAGATCAACTCTTTGAGTTCAACGACGAAATCACTAGAAGCAACTTTGTTAATGCTGTTGAACCTTTCCTACGCGAAGTTCAGTCTAATCGTGGTGTTGATGAGTTCGTAGTTGTTTGTGATGAGACAAATAACACAGCTGCTGTTATTGATCGTAACGAGTTTGTTGCCGATATCTTCGTCAAACCTGCTCGCTCCATCAACTTTGTCGGTCTCACCTTCGTCGCTACCCGCACGGGTGTTTCCTTTGAAGAAATCATCGGAAACGTTTAATTTAGGAGTCTAACCCAAAATGGCATCAAAGAATCAACAAAATCCTCCCGCTTTAAGGACTATCTCAGACTTCAAAAATAAACTTGCGGGAGGTGGCGCAAGACCTAATCTATTTGAAGTCGTCCTTGCATTCCCAGCTTCGTCACCCGCGTCTTCCACGACGCTTGAAAAAGCAAGATTTATGGTGAAGGCAGCTGCGCTGCCTGCATCAAACATTGCACCAATTGATGTTGCTTTCCGTGGTCGTCTACTCAAGATTGCTGGTGATCGTACCTTTGACACTTGGACAATCACAGTTCTAAATGACACTGACTTTGCACTAAGAGGTGCTTTCGAGCAGTGGATGAATAGCATGAACAACGTTGCAAATGCAACTGGTGCAACCAATCCTGCTGACTATCAAGCTGAGGCATATGTCTATCAGTTAAATAGAGAAGGTGAGGTTCTAAGAAAGTATCGTTTCTTCGATGTTTTCCCAACCAATATTTCTCAGATTGATCTTTCCTACGATTCTTCCGATACTTTGGAAGAATTTACTGTTGAACTACAAGTTCAATATTGGGAAGCTCAAGGAAACGGCGGTGATGTTGTTTGATAAATAAGTTTATTACCGTAGTTTCTTTATAACATGGCGAGACTTTTTGGATTCTCTATTGATGATAACGAGAAAAAATCTAAAGGTATAGTATCCCCCGTTCCTCAAAATAATGAGGACGGGGTTGACCATTATATTGCTAGTAATTTTTATGGGCAATATTTAGATTTAGAAGGTGTATATAAATCAGAATTTGAACTAATTAAAAGATATCGTGAGATGGCACTTCATCCCGAAGCGGATGGTGCCATTGAAGATGTTGTAAACGAAGCAATTGTTAGCGATCTAAACGATACCCCTGTTACCATTAATCTAGATAATCTTCCAGCTAGTCCTGGTATCAAACAAAGGATTAGAGAAGAATTTAAAACCATCAAAGATCTTCTAAACTTTGATGCAAAATCACACGAAATTTTTAGGAATTGGTATGTAGATGGAAGACTCTATTACCATAAAGTAATTGACGTAAAAAATCCTCATGAGGGAATTAAAGAACTAAGATATATTGATCCTCTCAAAATGCGTTTTGTGAGAGAGGAGAGGAAAAAAGATAAAGCCACTCAAGTTCTAGAACTAAACAATAGAGGACAAGAGAAAGCAGTCTTCCCCGAGATTGATGAATACTTCATGTATGTTCCCAAACCAACTTATGCTGGTGGTGGGAGTCACAAGTATTCAGGATCTAAAGGAATTAAGTTTTCAAAAGATTCTATCACATATTGTACCTCTGGTCTTGTAGATAGAAATAAAGGCGTAGTTCTTTCATATCTACACAAAGCAATCAAGTCTCTCAATCAACTCCGTATGATTGAAGATTCACTTGTCATCTACAGACTATCAAGAGCTCCTGAGCGTAGAATCTTCTACATTGATGTTGGCAATCTACCAAAGATTAAAGCGGAACAATATCTCCGTGATGTGATGAATCGTTATCGTAATAAACTTGTTTACGATGCATCAACTGGTGAGGTTAGAGATGATCGTAAGCATATGAGTATGCTAGAGGATTTCTGGCTTCCACGTCGTGAAGGTGGTCGCGGTACTGAAATCTCAACTCTACCTGGCGGACAAAATCTCGGAGAACTAAGTGACGTTCAGTATTTCCAAAAGAAACTATACAGATCTTTAAGTGTACCTGAGTCAAGAATCGCAGCTGAGGGTGGATTCAATCTTGGTCGTTCCAGTGAAATCTTAAGAGACGAACTCAAGTTTTCTAAGTTTGTTGGTCGTCTAAGAAAGCGTTTTGGTAACATGTTCATTGACATGTTGAAAACTCAGTGCCTTCTAAAAAATATCTGCACACCAGAAGATTGGACAAAGTTAGCAGAGCACATTCAGTTCGATTACATCTATGACAATCATTTTGCAGAACTAAAAGAGAAAGAGTTGATGGAGGGTAGACTTGCTCTAGCAGCTCAAGCAGAACCTTATCTTGGCAAGTATTACTCTGTTGAGTATATGCGTAGAAAGGTACTTCGTCAAACTGATGAAGAAATTATTGAAATTGATGAGCAAATTGAAAATGAAATTGGTATGGGTCTCTTACCAGATCCAAATGCTCCAATTGATCCCAATACTGGCATTCCACTAGATTCTCCAAAAAACGTAGGTACAGCTGCACTGGCTGCCATGCAAGATCCAGAGATTGACGGGTCTTCTACGGAAGCACCAGAAAAGTAAAGTAATAAATAGTTTCTAGTTAGTCGTTTACCATTTAACATGGAAGATATTATTGACTTGATTTTTCAGGATGCTGGTAGCTCACAAGTAAGTGACGCTATCAAAGATGCGCTTTACGGCAAATCTGCAGAAAAGATTGACGCACTTCGTCCAGTGGCTGCAGCATCACTATTTGGAAATGAAACTGCACCTACCGAAGAACCTGGAGAAGAATAATGGCAAGATCACTTGTCCTTGGACCACAAGAAAATTGTCCTACTAGTGTTGGAACTGCTTCCAGCATTGGAGCCGCAACAGTTGTTCGTCTATATAACAGCAACGCAGCTGCTCAATTAGTAACCATCCTTGATGAAAATTATCAAGGTATTGGTTCTATGACCATGCCAACAGGTACTGTTGAATATATTGAGAAAAAGCATAAGGACATGATCCTTGCTGGATCTGCTGATGTAAAAGCAACTAAAGTAGGATTTACCGCATAAACAAATGAAACTCATCAGAGAAGAAATCGAACAGGTTGAAGTTATCGTTGAACAACGCAACGGTAAAAAAAATCTGTACATCGAGGGTGTTTTCCTTCAAGGAAACATTGCCAATAGAAACAGAAGAATGTATAACGTTGACACTCTACAAAGAGAAGTTGATCGTTATAACGAAAATTTTGTTTCCAAAGGTCGTGCTCTAGGAGAACTAGGTCACCCCGAGGGTCCAAGTATTAACCTGGACAGAGCTTCACACAAAATTGTTTCTCTACAGAGAGAAGGCAACAACTTCATTGGTAAGGCAAAGATTCTTTCCACACCAATGGGTAAAATTGCTGAAGCACTTCTAAATGATGGTGTGAAACTTGGAGTTTCTTCTCGTGGCGTTGGAACACTAACTCCAACAAAAGAAGGCTATAATATGGTAAACGATGATTTTTCGTTAGCGACTGCTGCTGATATCGTCGCTGATCCTTCTGCTCCCGATGCATTTGTATCTGGAATCATGGAAGGAAAAGAGTGGGTTTGGGACGGAGGTATTCTCCGCGAAAAACTCGCAGAAAAAACATATAAGCAAATTAATACTCTGGTTGACCAGAAAAAATTAGAAGAAAATAAGCTAAACTTATTCTCAAACTTCCTATCAAATCTATAATTTATAAATAAGTATAGATTTTTCACTTAAGATCTAAATTCGGAGAGTTCAACAATGTCCTCAGATTTACAAGAAATGGATAACGTCGTGAAAAAGGGCGCAAAAGCTGGTGAGGGTATGGATACATCCCTCGCTGGTAAAGTAGATGATCTCGGTGGTCCTACCCCCGAGAACTATCGCCCCACTGACGATTCCGCAAAACTAAAAGATCCCGCATCTGTTGTGGGTAGAGCACCAGTTCCAGCTGCTAAACCTTCTGACGCTTCTGCAAAAGCAGAAGAGACTGAAGTCGAAGAACCTGTAGTTGCAGAATCAGAAGCAGAAGTAGAAGAGGAAGTTGCTGAAGAGCAACTACCCGAAATCAATGTCGAGGAAGACGTTGCTGCACTATTTGCTGGAGAAGAACTCTCCGAAGAGTTCCAAGAAAAAGCAAAGACTGTTTTTGAAGCTGCTGTAAACGCAAGAGTTGCAGAAGCTAAGAAACAAATCGAAGAGCAATCAGAAGCCGCTCTAGTTGAAGAACTAGAAGGTCTTAAGACTGCACTAACCGAGCGTGTCGATGCATATCTTGAGTATGTTGCTCAAGAGTGGATCGAAGAAAACGCACTTCAGATCGAGCATGGTCTGAAGACCGAAATGACCGAATCCTTCCTACAAGGTATGAAGGGTCTTTTTGAAGATCATTATGTTTCCATCCCTGAAGATAAGTATGATGTAGTCGAAAATATGGTAAATAAACTTGATGACATGGAGGTCAAGCTCAACGAGCAAATCGAGAGAAATATCCAACTAAACAGAAGACTTGGCGAAGCTACTGCTGATACCATCTTCGGTGAAGTATCTGAAGGTCTAGCACTTACTCAGAAGGATAAACTCGCTTCTCTAGTAGAAGGTGTTGAGTTTGAGGGTGAAGAATCTTACCGTGAAAAGTTAACGACTCTAAGGGAGTCTTATTTCCCCGCTGAGAAGAAGTCTGAGACTTCTGAAACTCTTTCTGAGGGTGTTGATAGCGGACGTGAGGTATCAAATTCAATGTCTCGTTATCTAGAAACACTTTCTAGAATTAAGTGAAGTTAACACTATTATCTTTTATTAAACCTTAAACTTTAAGTAGAAAAATGTACAACAATCCCCAACTCCTAGAGAAGTGGGCACCTCTCCTAGATTATGAAGGTGTTGATTCCATTAAGGATAGCCACAGACGTGCAGTAACCGCCCAACTTCTAGAGAACCAAGAGCGTTTCCTTGGCGAACAGCGTGCCTTTGAAGGCGGCTTTGACCTACAGGAAGCACCCACCAACTCCCTACAGACTGGTGGTAAGTTCGGTGGTACCGCTGGTACCGATAGTGGTTCACCCACCGCTGGTTTTGACCCCGTTCTAATCAGCCTAATCCGTCGTTCTATGCCCAACTTGGTCGCTTATGACCTCGCTGGCGTACAACCCATGAACGGACCTACTGGTCTCATCTTCGCTATGCGCTCCCGCTATGAGCGTATGGACGGAACCGAGGCTATGTTCAATGAGCCCGATTCTGCATTCTCCGCTCAGCGCGAAGGATATGACGCCACTCAGGGCGACTACACTGGCGGTTCTGATTCTGGCGGTAGCGTCGGTTTCGGTACCACCCTACAGCGTGGTTCCAATCCTGGTGTACTCAATCCTAACGCTGGTCCTGGCGACTACAGCGTTGGTCAAGGTTTCCCCGTAACTGAGTCTGAGACTCTAGGCGAAAGCGGAAACGACTTCAACGAAATGGCTTTCTCAATCGAGAAGGTCACCGTAACCGCTAGATCCAGAGCACTCAAGGCAGAGTACTCCCTAGAACTAGCACAAGACCTCAAGGCTATCCATGGTCTAAATGCCGAGGCTGAACTCGCTAACATTCTCTCCTCTGAGATTCTTGCCGAGATCAACCGCGAAGTCATCAGAACCATCTACAAGTCTGCTGAGGCTGGTGCTCAACTCAACACCGCTAACGCTGGTCAGTTTGACCTAGACGTTGACTCCAACGGTCGCTGGAGTGTTGAGAAGTTCAAGGGTCTCCTCTTCCAAATCGAAAGAGACGCCAACCAGATCGCACAAAGAACTCGTAGAGGGAAGGGTAACATCATCCTAACTTCTGCTGATGTTGCTTCTGCTCTAACCATGGCTGGTGTACTTGATTACACCCCTGCCCTCAACGCCAACCTTAACGTTGACGACACTGGTAACACTTTTGCTGGTACCATCAACGGTAAGTATCGCGTCTACATCGATCCCTTCGCTTCCAACAACGCTGCACTTCAGTACTACGTTGTCGGTTATAAGGGTACTTCACCTTATGACGCTGGTCTCTTCTATTGCCCCTACGTACCCCTACAGATGGTACGTGCCGTTGGAGAGAACACCTTCCAGCCCAAGATCGGATTTAAGACCCGCTACGGCATGGTCGCTAATCCCTTCGCTGAAGGCACAACCGCTGCCCTCGGTGCCATCAAGGCAGGCACCAACCGCTATTACAGAAGAGTTTCCGTCAAGAACCTCATGTGATACAGCGGGTCATACCGTTATCAGACAGAGGGGCGAAAGCCCCTCTTTTTTTATCTAAATAAAAATAAAAATGGCTTCCATATTAAGAAACGAAATCCAGAACAGGAATCTATTGACTCCTGGTGGTTTTGAGTTTGTTATTGATAAAAATAGGAAGATTGATTTTTTCTGTCAGACTGCTAGTATACCAGAGATATCTGTAGGAACTGCAATCCAACCTTCATATCTAAAAGATATAGAAGTTCCTGGAGAAAAACTACAGTATTCAGATTTTGAAATGTCATTCCTCGTGGATGAAGATTTTGAGAATTACATGGCAGTTCATAACTGGTTGACTGGGCTAGGATTTCCCAAAACACCAAAGCAATTTGCTGACTTGACAAAAGATGCTGATGGTCTTGAAGATTATAAAGAACAATTTTCTGATGGTACACTGATTGTACTCAACAGTAATTTTCAACCAAACTTTAAGATTACATTTCAGGACATGTTCCCAGTAAGTCTCAGTTCTTTAGAGTTTGACACCAAACTCCAACAGGAAGAGTACTTTACAGCAAGGGTGGTTTTCAAGTATACTTTATACGAAGTGACTAATATTCTTGGCAAGGCTCTATGAATCTTGACGACATTCAGAAGATGTGGACCCGTGATTCCGAGATTGATCGTGATGATCTCGCTAACGAATCACTAAAGACTTCACAACTTCATGCAAAATATTATGAAGTTTACAATACAACTTTGCTCCTACGAGAAAAAGCAAAGGAAACCTATGATAGAGTATACCTAGATAGGTACAACTACTACACAGGTAAAGCAGATCCAGAAGTTTACGAGAAAGAACCCTTCCCATATAAAGTTAGAGAAAAAGAAGCTCTGAATCGTTATATGAGTGCAGACGAAAGGGTATCAAAGACTGATTTGAAAATTAGGTATTATGATACGATGCTTAAATATCTTGAAGAGATTATCAAATCAATCTCAAATCGTAACTACGCAATCAAAAATGCAATCGATTGGATGAAGTTTCAGGCAGGTATGTGATGAGCAAATATGAAAGAGATCCTTGGATAGATGACGAAAACGTTCCATACGTGGAACTAGAACTTGACATCGTAGATCTCTATACAGTTTACAAATCAGTTTGCTTTCATTTAGAAAAGTGGCCAGGAGGTATTCCAGAAGAGCAGGATAGATTGACTGCTATGAAAGATTTTCTGTACCGTATTGTTTTAGAATATAAGTATAAAGTGGACGACTAAATATTTCAGGTGATATTTTTAGTTTATGTCCGATTTGGTCATTTCAAAGAAGAATGAAGTATATCTTAGGGTAAAGACAGAACCACACATTAAACACGAACTATCAGATCAATTTACTTTTGATGTTGAGGGGGCGAAGTATATGCCCCAATATCGAAGTAAATGGTGGGATGGAAAAATAAGATTGTTCAACATCCAAACAGGAGAGATCTATATTGGTCTCTTGGATAAGCTGTTGAGATTTTGTGATGATCATGGATATAAGTATAAGTTTGAAGATAACAAATATTATGGTCATCCGATTGATTTGAATCAGATGATTTCATATGAGGGTGTAAAAGATTACATGACAAAGATCTCTGTACACAAACCCAGAGATTATCAAACTCAAGCAGTCTATGATGCACTGAAGTGCAATCGAAGACTTATAGTATCGCCAACAGGCTCAGGTAAATCGCTGATGATTTATTCTGTGGTCAGATATTACGTTGAGCAGGGAAAGGATACATTAATCATTGTTCCAACCACATCTCTTGTGGAACAGATGTACAAGGACTTTGCAGACTATGGTTGGGACGTTGGTTCTTATTGCCATAAAATTTACGGTGGTAGAGAAAGAGAAACTAAGAACCAAGTTATTATTACCACTTGGCAATCTATCTACAAACTTGAAAGAAAATACTTTGAGAGATTTGAAGTTGTAGTTGGTGATGAAGCTCATCTGTTTAAATCTAAATCCCTAGTCAGTATCATGACTAAACTTGCTGATGCAAAATACAGATTTGGATTTACAGGTACGCTTGATGGTAGTCAAACCCACAAATGGATTCTTGAAGGATTGTTTGGTCCTTCTTATTCAACTATCAAAACAAAAGAACTTATTAAAAATAAACACTTATCAGATCTTGATGTAAAGGTAATTACCTTACAACATAAACCAAGAATCTTTGATAGTTATCAAGAAGAGATTCGATATCTTTGTGAGAACCCGCAAAGAAATAATTTTATCAAAAACTTGACTCTGGTTCAAAAAGGAAACACATTAGTTCTATTCACAAGAGTGGAATCCCACGGAGAGCCTTTATATGAACTGATAAATAATTCCGTGAAGAATAACAGAAAGGTTTTCTTCGTATACGGCGGAACAGAGACTGGAGATAGAGAAGAAATTAGAAGAATTACTGAAAAAGAAGAAAACGCTATTATCGTCGCATCCTATGGAACTTTTTCTACTGGCATCAACATTCGTAATCTTCACAATGTTATTTTTGCCTCACCGTCCAAATCAAGAGTTAGAAACCTGCAAAGTATTGGTCGAGTCCTCAGAAAAAGTGAGAAGAAATTAAAGGCTACGCTTTTCGATATTGCAGATGATATTACTTTCAACAAAAAACGTAATTACACTCTGAACCATCTTGTCGAAAGAATAAAAATTTATAGGGAAGAGAATTTCAACTATGAGATTATTAAAGTTGCACTGAATCAATAATGGAAGAAGAATTTTATGCAAGTATAAAACTGGTATCTGGTGAAGAAGTCATTTGTCTAATGATGATTGATGATTCTAATCCAGATGATCCACTATTAGTTTTACAAGATCCAGTAACAGTTTCTTTTGAACAGAGAGGACATCATACTAATGTAAGAGTAGAACCTTGGTTAAAGACAACCACTGAGAACTTCTACTTTGTAAGACTATCAAAAGTCATAACAATGACAGAACTCTTTGATCCAGAAATGATTGACTTCTATAAAGATTTTCTTGAATCAAAAGAAGAATTTCTAGATGAATTAGATAGTGATGAACCTACTAAGAATGTTAGTAGAAAGATGGGCTTCCTAGGATCTGTTCAAGAAACAAAAAAGAACTTAGAAGACATCTACAAAATAAACTTTGAAGATTCAGATAATAAAGATTCTTAGAGCTATATTATTTCTCTTTACCCTTGACAAGCCAGAGTCTACTGAATATTTCACTAGTTGTCAAGCCTTTGTTTGTATGTTATAATTTAAACAATAAAAGAGTAACAATAATGGCACGTAAGAAATCTGAGCATTATGTAAACAATAAAGAGTTTCTTGCATACATCATCAAGTATAGAGAGTATCTCATTCAAGCTGAAGAACAAGGGAAAACAAAAAAAGATCTCTTAATAGAATCAAGAGACTTTAGAAAAACTCATGAATACCTTGGCACTTGCTTCAAAAAGATTGGTGACCATCTAGCGCATAAACCAAACTTTGTTAATTACATGTTCAAAGAGGACATGATTTCTGATGGTATTGAGAACTGTGTTCAGTATGTCAGAAACTTTGATCCAGAAAAATCAAAAAATCCATTTGCATATTTCACTCAGATTATTCACTTTGCGTTCCTTCGCAAGATTCAGAAAGAGAAAAAGCAACTAGAGATCAAAAATCGTATCATTGAAAAATCTGGATTCTCTGAAGTAATGGCAGTTGACAATAGCTTGCTTTCTAGGGACAGTTCAGACTATAATACGATCAAGGAGAATATTCAAACGAAGATGAACCGATGAACGAACATCCAGAAATTGCCGAAGTTGATTGGATTGATGACGCTTTCTATGTCACACAGACACGTTTTATGTGGAAGAGTGTTCGTAAAGATACAGGAAAAGATTTCTTATTTGGTATGACAGAAAAAGCTGTCACGGATATGACACGTTGGCATCTCAAATGTGAGCAAGAAGGTACGCTTGAGAAATATACAAGAGTTGTAAACAGTGGAGTGGTTGGGGGCAAACTATGAAGGTTGCTATTATTACAGACCAACACTTTGGAGCTAGAAAGGGAAACAAGAACCTTCATGACTACTTCAAAAAATTCTACGACGATATCTTCTTCCCGACTCTTGAAAAAGAGGGTATTACAACTGTTGTCGATATGGGTGACACTTTTGACACTCGTAAAGGGATTGACTTTTGGTCTCTTGATTGGGCTAAAACGAACTACTATGACGTGCTCCGCGATATGGGTGTCACTGTACACACAATTGTCGGAAATCACACCGCATATTACAAGGACACTAACGACATTAATTCTGTTGACCTTCTATTGCGAGAGTATGATAACGTTGTTGTTTATGGAAGTCCCACGGAGATTAAACTTGACAAGTTAAAGGCATTCTTTATTCCATGGATCAACGATGAAAATCGTGGACAAACTATGGATCTCATGAACAGAACCAATGCAAAGATAGCATTTGGTCATCTTGAAATGAGAGGATTCTATGCAAACAAAACATACATTTGTGAGCATGGTGAAGACAAAGCAAACTATTCAAAGTTTGAAAAAGTTTTTTCTGGACACTATCACCACAGAAACTTTCAAGATAATGTCTACTATCTTGGGAACCCATATGAAATCTATTGGCATGATGTAGAAGAAACTAGAGGATTCCATATCTTTGATACTGATACTCTAGAGCATACACCAGTCAATAATCCACATCGATTGTTCTATGTGATTCCTTACTCAGATACTCCCCATCAAACCTTCAAAGCCGATATCTACAAAGATAAAATTGTGAAGGTTATTGTCAATAAAAAGACCAACGTCAGACAGTTTGATCAGTTCATCGACAAACTCTATACATCTGGAGTAAATGATCTCAAGATCGTAGAAAACTTTGATTTTAATGGTTTCTATCAGAGTGAAGATTATACTGATGATGATACGGAAAACACACTTTCTATTTTGAATAGATACATTGACGAATCTGAATGTAATCTGAATGTGTCAAAACTAAAATCAATCTTAGAAAAAGTCTATACATCTGCTTGCGAGGTTGACTAATGTACATGCTCATCAGAAAAACCAAGGGTCAAGAAGGAGCATATGCTGTCTTCAACAAACGTAGAGAAAAGGTTTTGTTTCTGTTTGAGGATGAAGATGATGCTGAAAGATATGCTATGATGTTGCATGATAATGATAATGAACACGTAGAAACCGTTGCAGTTGATCCAGAATTAGCCATAAAAACTTGTGTTGTAAACAATATTGGTTATACTGTTATCAGTCCAGATGATTTCGTAATCCCACCCGTAACATAATGATTCTTTTTAAAAATATTCGTTGGAAGAATTTTCTCTCAACTGGTGACCAATGGACAAGTATTAATTTTACAAATTCCAATAATACAATCATTATTGGGTCGAATGGCTCTGGAAAGTCAACGCTACTTGATGCGTTGACTTTTGCATTATTCAACAAACCATTTAGGAAGATCAATAAACCTCAACTTGTTAATACAGTCAATGAAAAGAATTGCTTAGTTGAAGTAAGTTTTAGCGTTGGTAAAAAAGAATATTTCATTCGACGTGGGATGAAACCAAATGTCTTTGATATTGAAGTGGATGGAAAGGCTCTGCATAAAGAAGCAGATGATAGATCCAATCAGAGAATTCTAGAAGATAATATTTTAAAACTGAATCATAAGTCATTTACTCAGGTTGTTATCTTGGGTAGCAGCACTTTTGTCCCATTCATGCAGTTGTCTAGTGGACATCGTAGAGAAGTTATTGAAGATCTACTAGACATCAAAATCTTTTCTGCAATGAATGGACTCATCAAAGAAAAGATCAAGGTCTTTAGGGAGAAGTCAAAGATTCTTGAGGTGAAGAAAGATGCAATGATCGATAAGATCAAGATGCAGCAGAACTTTATTGATGAACTGGAGAATAGGGGTAAGGAAAATATCAATAAGAAGAAAGAAAGTATAGAATCTATCTTAGAAGAAGTTGAAGAATATACGGAAAAGAATACCGACTTGATGGATGAGGTAGATAGTCTCCAAACAACCATCTCAGGGTTTGAAGGAGCTTCAGATAAACTTCGTAAGTTAGGAAACCTTAAAGGAAAGATCTCTAATAAAGTATCCACTATTACTAAAGAGCACAAATTCTTCACTCAACATACGGTTTGCCCCACTTGTGATCAAGATATAGAAGAAGAGTTTCGGTTAAATAGAATTGAAGCTGCTCAATCTAAAGCAAAAGAGTTGCAATCTGGTTATAAAGAACTAGAGGAGGCAATTAAAGAAGAAGAAAAACGAGAGCAGCAATTTAAAAAACTCAGTAAGGAGATCGTTAATCTCAACAATGAGATATCTACAAATAATTCAACGATATCTGGATTCCAGAGACAGGTCCGCCAACTTGAATCTGAAATTCAAACAATTACCAACCAGCTTGAAAACAGAAATACTGAGAATGACAAGTTAGTCTCCTTTCAATCAGACCTAGACAAACTCTATAGTGATCTTAGTGATCACAAAGAATCGCTAAGTTATTACGACTTTGCGTTTTCACTCCTCAAAGACGGTGGTGTAAAGAGGCAGATCATCAAAAAGTATTTGCCTCTCATCAATCAGCAAGTAAATCGTTATCTGAGGATGATGGACTTCTATATCAATTTTCAACTTGATGAGGAGTTTAATGAAACCGTACAGTCGCCAATTCACGACAAGTTCAGTTATTCTTCTTTCAGTGAAGGGGAGAAGATGCGAATTGACCTCGCACTTCTATTCACTTGGAGAGAAATTGCCAGAGCTAGAAACTCTGTAAACACAAATCTACTCATTATGGATGAGGTGTTTGACAGTTCTCTAGATGGATTTGGAACAGACGAGTTCCTAAAAATTATTCGCTTTGTTATCAAAGATGCAAATATATTTGTAATCTCACACAAAGAAGGTCTATACGATAAGTTTGAGCAAGTAATTAGATTTGACAAAGTAAAAGGATTCAGTAGAATAGTCTAAATAAAACTAACTCTTGACATTACATCATGAACCATGGACTATAAACCATACTCACCTGAGTGGCATCGTAAAAGATACCTAAAGGAAGCATTAGATAAGTATCTTGACGACTACGTTGAGAACGATATCATTGTGGGTGATATCCTCAGTATTATTTGTGATCGTCAAGAGAGAGCACATGCTGAGTATCACAAATTAGAAGACCTAGAACTAAAACTGCGAGACTGATGTTATCTACTGCATATCGCCTCAGACTGGAATCCATTTGTCGGTGTATTGCTCACAAAGAACAGGTTCCATTGGAGGACATGATTTGGGCAGAGAAACTTGCCAAGAGACATACAACTGCTAGAGATTGGCTAAACAAAGCACGTCGTCATGCTGCTCAAGATATTGAAGAAGGTAGTATGGACGATTTCATGAATAAGATGGGCTTGGGTGACCCAGATCCATCAAATTACAAAACAGGATTTGATGGAGCAGATGACATCAATGAATGGTTCGGAAGAGACAAACCTGACGATTGGAGACAACGTGACTGAAAAGATTACTCCAGAAACCTACGAAAAAATGAATGAGGAGTTTGAGGAGGAAGGTCTTGCTTTCCGAATCATTGTCCCTACCCAAGAACAAATTGACGACTGGCAAAATGATCGATGACAACTTTAGAAAAATTGCTGTGGAAAATCATCTAGAAGGTGTGACTAAATTGGTAGAGGGTGCTGATTGGGAAAAACCAACCAAATTAAATATTGCTAAGAATTTGGTAGAAAAAATTGAAGAACTTTTAGACGGAAAAGCACACTATGTTGAGTGCTGTGACCGTACCACACAACATAACAAAATTGTAATTGAGTTTAACCACACAAAAAAATGATTCAAGCACTAGTATATGGCAACGGCAGTCAAGAGTCAGAACGAGCAGTCATGGTTCTTGAGGCATGTGGTCAAGATGTAAGAGAATTTATTCTTGGCGTTGACTTCAGTGATAGGCAGTTTCGTGCTGAGTTTGGTAGTGAAGCAGAGTATCCACAAATTGCTATTGGGCTCAATCATCGTGGGACTTTAAAGGAAACTCTTAAATATATGAGTGACAATGGAATGTTTCTCTGAATAACCAGTTTGCAAACTGGCACAGCACCTCGCCCAAGGCGGGGTTTTTTGCTATAATACCTCTATACGCAACATGTCTAATGGCTGTCCGTCACGAAATCAAATCCCAACTTGCCAAACTGCTTGCTACCGAAGATCTGGTTGTAGAACATAAAAACGTCCGTACTGCTTGCTTTAACGTCCATACAAGGGTTTTGACCCTTCCCATGTGGGAGAAGGCATCTAACGCTGTCTATGACCTTCTGGTGGGGCATGAAGTGGGTCATGCATTGTTTACTCCTGATGTTGACTGGAGTAAGACCAGGAAACTACCTCCATCTTTTGTAAATATCATTGAAGACGTTCGCGTTGAGAAACTTATGAAACGAAAGTATGGTGGTCTCTCCAAGACCTTCTATAAGGGCTATAGTGAGTTGTCTGATCAGGACTTCTTTGATCTTGAAGATCAAGATGTTGATACTATGAATCTTGCGGATCGAATCAATCTTTATTTCAAGATTGGTAATTTTGTAGACATCTCCTTCAATGGTTTTGATGAGAGTCGAATTGCAAAACTAGTTTCTGAAACTGAGACTTTTGATGAGGTCCTTGATGCTGCAGAAGAACTTTACAAATACTGCAAGTCTCAACAAAAGCAGCAAGAAAAGCAACCAGAACCTCAATCTCAAAATGGTCAATCTGGTGGTGATGATGACAAAGAGTGGTTCACTGAGAGTGACCCTGAAGAGGATCATCGTAAAGATCGTGACTTCAATAAAGAAGATGCGGATCTTGACACTCCAAGCTATGAACATGATCAAAATATCAGCGAACCAGAAGCTCAAACTGATTCTGCTCTAGAACAGAATATTCAAGATCTTGTAAATGATGATCCATATTCTGAGAACACATATGTTGAGATTCCAAAACTAAATCTTGATGATGTAATTGTTGATTATGATGAATATCACTCCTACGTCGAAGAGTCTTGGGCATCACAAGTTGCTAGCAGTATGGAGCGTTCTGAACGTTATGAGATTTCACCTGAGAATATTTTTGAAAACGCAGATCTGAGTTTCAAACAATTCAAGAAGTCTGCCCAGAAGGAAGTCAACTATCTGGTGAAAGAGTTTGAGTGTAAGAAAGCAGCAGACTCTTATGCCCGTGCTACCACTTCTCGCACTGGTGTTCTTGATTGCTCTAAACTTCATACCTATAAGTACAACGAAGATCTTTTCAAGAAAGTGACTACTCTTTCTGATGGAAAGAATCATGGTCTTGTGTTTGTTCTTGACTGGTCTGGATCTATGGGTGGTGTTTTACTTGACACTTTGAAGCAATTGATGAATCTTGTTTGGTTCTGCAAAAAAGTCAATATTCCTTTTGAAGTTTATGCATTTACCAATAACTGGGCTCATGCAACATATGATGACACTGGGAAGTTCATTAGTGGTCCTGTAAAAGCATATGAACCTAAAGAAGACATCTTCAAGATTGATGAAGACTTCAATCTGATGAATATCCTCAGTAGTAAGATCAAGAATTCTAAGTTTGAGTCTTGTGTCCGTAACATTTGGAGGATTGCATATCAATACACTTATTGCACAAGTTACTTTGCACCACCTCAAGCCTCTCTTTCTGGTACACCTTTGAATGAGGCAATCGTCTCACTGTATCAAATCATTCCAAACTTTCAGAAAGAAAACAAACTACAAAAAGTGCAGTGTGTAATCTTGACAGATGGTGAAGCATCGCCACTAAATCGTCATGTTGAGATCAATTATCGTCATAATTCTGGAGGATATATTGGTTGTCGTTCAGTCATTCCTGGTGTTACTTTCCTGCGAGATCGAAAACTTGGAAGGACTTACTCGTTTGGTTATGGGTACCATGGGTTTACCAGTGTTCTTCTCGACAATCTTCGTGATCGCCTTCCAAACACAAATTTCATTGGTATCCGTATTTTGGCACCAAGAGAAGCTAACAAGTTTATGAGGGCATATCTTCCAAATCAAGAAGAATTTCAGAAAGCAGAGTATGCTTGGAAAAAAAATCGTAGTTTCTCTATGAAAAATGTTGGTTATACAACTTACTTTGGTTTGTCTGCAAATGCTCTATCTCAAGACTCGGAATTTGATGTAAACACTACTGCAACCAAAGCGCAGATCAAGAGTGCTTTTATCAAAAGTCTGAAGAGTAAAAAGATGAACAAAAAAATTCTTTCCGAATTTATGAGTCTTGTTGCATAAATAATGCAGCAATTCTTAACAGATATGGGAAGATTTACAGATCGTTTTCTAAAGGGTGAAGAACCACCCGTAATTCCTGCAGTAGAACCCACACCTCCCCCTGCTCCAGAACCTGAGCCCCTACCCGAACCCGAACCTGAGGTTGAGGAAGTAGAAGAGGAGGAATTAGAGGAAGAGTGATCCACTTTCCAAACTGTCACAGGGGGCACTTCCAAGTGCTCCCTTTTTTTGTATAATTACTTTGTTGAAACGAACCACACATGGCACTCTCTGCAGACTACATCATTTCTTCCCTCAAATCTCTCTATGGTGAGACAGTATCTTCTGGTGATATTCGTGCATGGTGTGCCATGAATGGAAACAACTATCAGACCGTTACTAACAAAATCAATGATTACAAAGTTTCTCGCGGCAAGTGGAACCTGACTGTGCAAGAGAAGCTTGAGCAAACTTATCAGGCACCTCCAGCGATGCCTGCTGTAGAACAGAACCTTATTCCTCAGAAAGATGATTCCTTCGTCCAGTTTGGTAACTTCAAAGATATTAGGAAAATTATTCAGTCCCGTTATTTCTACCCTACGTTCATTACGGGTCTCTCTGGAAACGGCAAAACGTTCTCTGTTGAGCAAGCGTGCGCCCAACTAAATAGGGAGTTGATTCGCGTAAACATCACCATTGAGACTGACGAAGATGATCTTATTGGTGGGTTTCGTCTTGTTAATGGCGAAACTGTCTGGCACAACGG